TCAGGAGCATTTCTGATTAACGCCACCGTTAAGAATCCACCCTTCAACAGCTTCACGAAGGTATGATTTGGGGTGGGTTCTGACTGGCTTCGGAAATCCGTGCCGTTTGGTATAGTTCCAGATTGTCTGACGTGATGAAACACCGAGCTTGTTCATCACTTCTTTCTCAGGAATCAGGCTGGTATCGGTCATCTTAATTCTCCAGGCAAAAAGAAACCGCCATATAGCGGCTCTATCAGATATGAACAGGCCTCATCGAGTGTGAGGCGTTAGTCCTTGCGTAGCTCGCTGATTCTTCTGTAAGTCTCTGGTGCTTTGTTTCCGTGTATCTTCATTTCAGACTTCAACAGAGCAACGAGGGAATCCCATTCGTTGAGGATTCCTTTGAATGCCGGAACGCGCTTTGCAACCTTGTCGAATGAATCTCTGATTTCTGGAATCTGCTCAACAAGTGCAACGCATCGTCTGAAATCGGCTGCGTCATGTGGAGCACCGAAGCCATGACCATAGATATTCTTTTTCAGGCCACATGCGATTGAGGCAAGAGTTGCGCTACTGATGCCGACATCGCCAGTTGATTGCCATTTCAAAACCTTCATAGCCAAATCTGACATTTCTTGTCTCCATAAAACAAAACTCGCCGTAGCGAGTTCAGATAAAAGAAATCCCCGCGAGTGCGAGGATTGTTAGTTGCGCTCTGCTGCTGCCTTAGCCATTACCATATCCACACAATTTCACCAGACATGATTCTCGCAATCACTATCATCACCAAAGTGATAATCACAACTTTAACTGGCGGCATCATTCACCATCCTGCTGCGGTGCTGCTGGATATACTTTTCTCATCCAATGCGTGGCGTCATGAATAACGAACTGATATTCATCATCAGTAAACATCGAGCCATCCCACTGTAGCCCGTCAAGAACACCTCTGGATGGAGAGAATACCCAGATATCGAAATCGTATTTCTCCGGCATTCGCTCACTACAGCTTATCCAACCATCCGGAGTTACCGGAGAGTTGCCAGCCTTGCGCATGGCAATCTCCATGATTTCAACCATATCTCCTGGTGGAATTTTACAATGCTGACCAATATGCCTCTGCTGCCTGGCATATTCGAGGATGTGCTCCAGCTTGATACGATTAATCATGATTTATCTCCCTGAAGCATGGCTTCGCGGCAGTCGTTCCAGCCTTCAGCATAATCACTATACGCAAGAGGCCAACCGTTTCTGTATTCACGCGGCAACTTATCAGGCACTACCAGCGCTGGCGGCGCGGAGAATAGTGGTTTAGGTGATATTTCCGCACGTTTTGCGTATGCTTCAACTGTGTCAGGGTTAAACAGGATTATGTTTTCACCGCATTCCCACGCTATCGGTTCTGCTTCCAGCGATGCCAGTGCAATTTTGAATAACTCGCCCTCTACCCGTGCCATCCCTGAATTGGGGTAGCATTTCGCAATCGCTATTTTTAATTTGGCTTCTTCGATTAATTTCTCTTTGGTTAATTCAGTCACTTTTCATTACCGCCCTTTCGGGCGGCCTCCTGACATTAATCGTTGTGATAACTCATAGCTTCATTTGCAGCATCAACTGGATCAACATCCCACCAGCAATAATTTGGGTCGACACCTTCAGGTGTCCACGGCTCTAATTCATTTTTTGCCGCATTCTCGTCGCCAGTAATTTTAAAAATCTGCTCTGAGAACTTTTTCACCCACTCGTTATATTTTTCAGCGTTAATAACTTTCTGTGCGTTTGACATTGATATACCTCCGGTTAAGGATTAAATTTTTAACAGAGCTAAATTTAATTATTCAGTTCTGGATTTTGTCACCCTGCGTATCCGCGCTTTCACGTTACGCTCAATCTGAATTAGCTTTTCTATATTTCTCCGCCTTTCCCGTTCCTCCTGGCGCAAGATCCTTACATCATCTGCCAGTCTGGTTTCTCTTTTCGCCACAGAGAGCATCCAGTCAAATGGCTCCACAACTGCACCGCAGATTTTACAGCGGACCTGACGCTCTTTTTCGTCAACCCGAACAGAGGCGTGATGACAATATGCTCTTTCCGATGGCTCATAAAGAAAATTAACCTGATTACGTGGGTCATCCTCTTTTACCGGAAATAAAACGATATTGCTTAACTCATCTTCTGGTTTTATTTCCATGCTCTTCTCCTTTGATGTGAATGCCAGCGACAATTGAAGCCTGATAGCTAATTCACTCACAATACCGCCTCCTGAAAATTGCCCTGATAGAACGCCAGTACACGCAGCATAACTTCACTCTTCCGGCACTCGCCACAGATTATGTTCTGTTGTCTGTCGTAGCGGCGTATTTCTCCGTCTGGTAACTTTCGAATCAATGTCTGGTCGGTTGTTTTCTCCGCTGCCTTACGCCATACGCGATACACCTGTTCTGATGTAAAAACACCGTATTTACCGGGCATGTATAAATCGCCGCAAGCCAGTACATCCACAAGGCAACGTCTGACTGAATGCCAGCCTGCTCCCGTCGCTCTCTCCAGTTGTGATATCGTCATGCGTTCATTTTTGCGTACCAGCCCGATAATTCGGGCCTTCAGTTCTTCACGCTGTTCGTGTGTAAAAGGTTTCGCCATAAGCGCCTCCGGCAATCACTTTTCCGACACAATACGACCGGATGAATCGACAATCTGCCGAACAATATCCCGGTGCTTGTTCAGCTCCCGCAGCGCGGCGCAGACACGCTCCCACTTCTGAACCTGACCTTTTGCCCGGCGCAGCTCGCGGTTAGCCACATGCAGCGATGGTAAAATCAGACCATCCGGATGTTTTCTGGTGAACAACGGCTGTGACTGCACTGTGACCGCCACACTTTCAGTTTTTATTTCTTCCTGTGTTTCCGCTTCCCGGACTGGTAACGCAACACCTGTTGGCTGAGGAAAGGCTTTACCATCGGTTTCCGTTACCGATGCAGCTTCCGGCTCTGCCGGTAAATCAGCGCCCGGTATGCAGTAACGAAATTTACCGTTCTGATTTACGCGTGCCAGGCTCCCCGTTGCTGTTACGACCGCCAACGTGGAAGCAACCTTGCGAATGCTAACACCGAACTTATCCGCCAGTTCCTCACACGTTTTAGCCCCATCCTGACAGATAAACTCAATCATCATGTCCGCAGTAACTTTTTGTTCGACCTCCCCGGTCAGCACATCCGGTACTTCAGACTGTGCTGGCTGTTCTTCGGTTACCCCGGATTCACCTTCACCAGCCAGAAACCAGGTGTGACCCGTTTTATCAACAACGCCATTTTTTTTGAGTTCCCACAGTTCGTTGAGAACTTCTTCACGGCTGATATCAAGCCGCGCCGCCAGTTCAACAGAATTGGCTTTACCCATCGCTTTCAGTGCATGCAATACGGTTCCCATTAAAATTTCCTCCGGATAAAAATTACTTCTCAAATCAGACAAAACCAGCCGCTTTCCGGCGTTCATACTCCTGTTTCAGCAACTCAATTGGCGTTGGTCCCAACGGGCGTTTTGGTGCCGCCAGTTGTCGCCGTACTGGCGGAACGCTCAGGCCGTTACTAACATGCTTTGCCCATTTCGTCAGTTGCCGTTCTGCAAGCCGTTTTAATTCCCCTTCGGTCATCTGGCGCTCAATCCCCTTTGAACGCATCTCGAGGCAAATGTGATACAGCACAGGCTGAGACCACGGGTACTTATCACTTCCGTCGTATCGCCAGGACTCATTGCGCCAGCGGCGGTACTCCTCCATCACAGCATCCACCGTCAGACCGAATGGATTGGCTCCGCTTTTCGAAATCAGTGCCACAAACTCAGCCAGGTCCGGAGGCCATGTTTCACCCGCCCGGCAGCGGTCCATGCACTGGCGGCAGACCTGCCGGATTTGCTGCTCAGTCATCGCGCCAATCTGTGCAATCCAGAGCTTCGAAGGTGCGGCCCCGTTCTTCTGGGTCCAGCGGTTCGAATAAACCTCCCCCATGAGTTCCCACAGCTTCCAGGCCGTTTCCGTCGCTGATAAATCCGTTTTCACGTTCCCACTGCTCACGTGCTGCCCGAATTTCCTGAACTGCCCGTGATGCGGTGCCACCTGGTGCTGCTGCATGGTTTACCCCCTTGCTGACTGGTTTAACCTGCGCCCTGACGTGATTTACGTGACGGGCGAATTTCTGCTCCCACTGAATCTGCGTAAACACTTTCCCCTCCGCTGCCCAGTAGTCCCGGAATGCGGTAAGTTCAGCAGGTGTAAATTCTGTCTCCGGCAAAGCCATCCCCCACAACGCAGCCCGTCGTCGAAAATCCCGTGACGGATACCAGCTATCGGTCATCGGAAATTTTCCGATGGGTTCGCTCAGGCCATCCAGGAATACATGGGGGGCTGCCTGTAACGACAAAACTTCCTGCTCACTGGTCGGAGCACTCTCGCGTGCGTTATGTGTGGGGTTTAGATCTTTGGGTTCCTTTGGGTTCCGTGATCCGTTTTTGGGTGTCTTTGATGGAAAATTTGGGTGTCTTTGGTTATTTTCCATGCAACAAAGAGTTCCGTTTTTGGGGCTCTTTTGTGCTGAAACATAACCGTTTTCGGTACTGTTTTTATTAACAGCACCAATTTTACCCACCTTTAAAGACACCCGTTTTTGGGTGTATTCAGGCTCGGCAACACTTTCTTCTACACCGATAAGTCGGTACACCACAATTTGCTTTGTTCTGCCTTTTCTCTCACCGGTATCAACAATTAACCCAATCTCCATCAGGTGTCGTAAGCTGTCCTGCACAGTCTTTTTGTTCAGTTCCGTTACTTCTGCCAGTGCAGATACAGACGGGTATGCACACAAATCGGCACCGCACATATCAGCAAGCCAGGTCAATACTGACTTACTGGATGAACTGCCGGTTTTCACCTTTTTAGCCCATCGTAGTGCATCGATACTCATACGAACCCCTGGCAGACATTTGTTTATCTGCAAAGTAATATTGGTATTGCTGACGATACGCGTGCTTGAAAGCAATAGCTTTTTCTATAAGCTCGTCAGTCTCACGTTCCACAACAACTGGATCCGCAAAAAGCAGCCCGGACTCCACCACATCGCCATATTCTTTGTTTAACCCGGCGATCATGTACGTAATGCTTTTTCCGTCAGTAATTTCACAATACAATCTGAAATCGCTGATCCGGATAGCCTCCATAATTGCCGGAATCAGCGCCGTGAATTTGTCACGCTTATCTCTGGTGTCGATAGCTTTCCAGCGTTCGAATATCTTCACCCGGTTAACGCCCAGCGCCCGTTGATCAACCTCGCCATCATTAAACGTGATGCGTTGAACATCGATGTTCGGGCGTTCTTTCAGAGCCCAGAATGCTTCCGTGATTAATATCGTCGCCTGTTCCTGTGTCATTCCTGGTCGGCACACCCAGGCATCCAGAGCCTCACAAACCTGTTCAGGGGTGATTTTCATTGTTCAACCGCCCCGCCCGCTTTGCCTTACGATATTCGTCATAAACTTTGGGGTCGTACTGAAGTTCCCCGCCGGATGCCTCTTGCAGGCGCATCGC